TGGTAGAATGGCTGGCTTCATGCCACTGAATGTAGGTTCGACTCCTACCCTGACTGCCAAACTCGGGAGTAAAACGGCGCCAAACTCGGGAATTACTCTTGAGCATAATGCCTGATTGTTGATGCAAATGAAGCAAAAATGCATCATTATAGCTGCAATCAAGACTTAATGAAGTAAAAAACCATCACGGTTATAAATCAAATGAAAGTAAAACTTTTATCCATCACCCCCAATGCTGAAGAACACATTGTCGAGGTTGCGCGTGTTTCTAGCTCTCGCGAGAATAAGAAGGAGGATTACGAATCGCTCATACGGTATCTGATCAAGCACAAGCACTGGTCTCCCTTCGAGCATTCTTACATGACCGTAGAGATAGAGACAAGTAAAGCGATAGCCATACAGCTTCTAAGGCATAGAAGTTTCACCTTTCAGGAATTTAGCCAGAGATACCAGAACGTAAATGCCGTATCTCAAGGAGGGATATTTGAGCCAGTACAGCTCCGTTGGCAAGCTCAGTCAAATCGGCAGTCATCTACGGATCCTATGAATTCACAGGTCCTTGATAGCAAGGTGGCCATGGTTCTTGCAGCATGTGAGCAGCTGTACAACAACCTGCTGGAGTCTGGGGTGTCAAGAGAAACAGCAAGGTTCGTACTACCTATGGCTACGAAGACCACTCTGCATATGACTGGAAGTATCCGATCTTGGATACATTTCATACAGATAAGAGATGACTCTCACGCGCAAAAAGAGATACAGGACATAGCAAAATGTATAAAGAGTATATTTGCAGATGCTCTGCCTGTGATTTCAGAGTCAATTAAATTTAAATGAGTGCGCTAGTAGAAGTAAAAGACTACAAAGACTTAGGTATAAAGATAGATCCTAATGGAACCCATGGAGAAGTAATAGAGCTCCATGGGCTTCTTGTTGTTATGCCTAAGCAACCGCAGAAGAAAGACATTCTGTTTCACGACCTCCCAAAGAACAAGCAATTTTGGAGGAGGCTTGAGGTCCCTCAGGAGCTTTCCAAGATAAAGACTATGGACGAGTGGCTTGAGAGGCCGCAGGAATTCAGGAATAAGTACTCTCCATACATAGAAGAGGAATACAGAAGGAGAAGGGATGGGGTGTGGTTCTACAACAACGGTGTCCCAACGTACATCACTGGCAGGAACTACATGTTTTTGCAGTGGACGAAAATAGATATAGGTTATCCAAACTTCTTACAATTTCAGCGTGAGATCTTTCTTCATCTGGCTGCTTGCGAGGTTGACGACCGCTGCCTTGGCCAGCTTTATACTAAGTGTCGTCGTTCTGGCTACACCAATATATGTTCTTCTGTACTTGTCGACGAAGCTACGCAAGTAAAAGATAAGCTGCTTGGCATACAGTCTAAAACTGGTAAAGACGCTCAGGAGAATATCTTTATGAAGAAGGTGGTCAATATATTTAAGAATTACCCATTCTTCTTCAAACCTATTCAGGATGGTACCACCAACCCAAGAATGGAATTGGCTTTCAGGGAGCCGTCTAAGCGCATCACAAAGACAAACAAGACATCTCGCATGGGGGACGCCTTGAATACCATTGTAAACTGGAAGAATACCACCAACAACGCATATGACGGTGAGAAGCTTCACATGTTGTACTTGGATGAGGCTGGTAAATGGGAGAAGCCATCTGACATACGCGAGGCCTGGAGGATAGAAAAGACATGTCTTATAGTTGGTAAGAAGATCGTTGGGAAGGCTTTAGTTGGTAGCACGGTGAATCCGATGGATAAAGGCGGAAAGGAATATAAGAAGCTGTGGAACGAATCCAGTCCAAACAAGCGCAACGCCAATGGGAGAACCTCCAGTGGCCTATACTCTATATACATCCCCGCCTACGAAGCCCTAGAAGGCTTCTTCGACATTTACGGTAACGCCGTGATTGAGAATCCAGAGAAAGAAATAATGGGTATCGATGGAGATAAGATAACGATGGGGGCTAAGGTGTTTCTCAAGAACGAAAGAGAATCACTTAAGCATGATCCCAGGGAACTCAACGAGGTTATAAGGCAGTTCTCTTTTACTGAAGACGAGGCATTCAGGGACAGTATCGAAGGAAGCCTGTTCAATATAGGCAAGATCTATCAGCAGATAGACCATAACAATGACATGTTGCCGAACCCAGTTGTGTCTGGCAACTTTATGTGGAAGGAGAAAGACAAGGAGGTTATATTCGCTCCAGACCAACACGGAAGATTTAGAGTATCGTGGATGCCTCCACCAGAAAGGAGGAATGTAATAAAAGAGGTTAGGGGTAAGAAAGCGCCTCCAAATAGTGAATTCGGATGTGGTGGAGTTGACTCCTATGACATTGACGCTACGGTTGACGGAAGAGGTTCTAAGGGGGCGCTGCATATGTATAACAAGTTCAACATGGACGGTCCCTCTAACATGTTCGTGGTTGAGTACGCTTCAAGACCAGACTTAGCCAGCATATTCTATGAGGATGTACTGATGTGCGCTTTTTTTTATGGTTATCCTCTGCTCGTTGAGAACAATAAATACGGTATAGTTAGATATTTTGAGCAAAGAGGTTATGATGAATACCTTATGGATAGGCCAGACTTTCTGAGGTCGGCCAATTCACATGCCAACGTAAAAACCAAAGGTGTACCGTCAAATTCCATAGATGTGATTCACTCGCACGCTCAAGCTATAGAGAACTATATACACAACCATGTAGGCATAAATACGGATAGCTTTGAGATGGGGAATATGTATTTTAATAAAACACTTGAAGACTGGATTGCGTTTGACATAAACAACAGAACCAAGTTTGACTTGACTATAAGTTCTGGGTATGCACTTTTAGCCTCTCAAAAAGCAAAGGTTGAAAAAAATAAAGATGCGTTTATAGATAAAGTGTTTTTTAGGAGATATAAGGTAAAAGAGTGGCATAGGTAATGTTTCATTATATTTGCCAAAACATAGTCAAATACGCCTTTTAATGTACAAAAGCGGAAAAAAACAAGGCTCTATACTTTCCTCTGGAAACTTCCCCAATCCTCTAGCCTCTGCTGAAGAGAAGGCTGCGATTGCTTATGGGGAAAAGTACGCTAAGGCCATACATAAACAATGGGGTAAGTTTGACGAAACCTCATCATTGTACAGGAAGAGATCCTCTGTATTTGAAAGGAACAGAGATTACGCCAACGGAACACAGGATACCACGATATATCGTCAGCTATTAAACACCTACGACCCGAATAACGGAGACGGAAGCATGATGAACTTGGATTTCACGCCAGTTCCTATACTTCCTAAGTTCGTGAGAATCGTAGTCAACAAGATACTTTCTCAGTCACCATATCCAAACGTCGAGGCCATTGATCCTTTGTCGTCTTCTGAAAAAGATAAACAAAAGAAGAAGATGGAGATGCTTGTCAATGCCAAGCAAATGATAAGCCAGATAAAGGAAAAAAGCGGTCAAGTAGTCGGAGCGGATCCAGAGTCTATTCCAGACACTCTTGAGGAGGCTGAGATATTTTTTGGACAAAACATAAAGACATCCGCTGAAGTTGCTGCACAGATAGCCACTAACTTAACGCTGGAGTGGAGCGATTTTAATGATTCTATATTTAGAAGAGCTGTAAATGATATAACAACAGTAGGAATGGCTGTTGTAAAAAGAAACAACGACCCTAACTACGGTATAGTTGCAGAGTATGTAGATCCTTCTAAGTTCATTCACAGCTATACAGAGGACCCCAACTTCTCTGATATGACGTATGCTGGTCACATAAAGACCATGTCCATACAAGAGCTTAAAAGAATAGCAGGAGATCAATTCACAGAGGAAGAATACGAGCATATCGCAAGGACAGCTCAGAAGATGTACAATTATGACGCCGCAAGTCTTACTAGGCGTCAATACGACTCTAACTCAAATGGAGTTAAGCATGGATACGATGAGTACATGGTAGACGTTCTTGAATTTGAGTTCCTGTCAAACGACTCCATATATTTTGAAGAAAAAGAGAACAGACATGGAAATGTCGGGTTCTATTATAAAGGAGAATCTTACAAGGCACCCAAAAACTCTGTTTTTGAAAGAAACCCTGTTAAGATGGATAATCTTGTTGTGTACGGGGGATCCATGGTTATTTGTTGCGAGAAGATATTCTCGTATGGAAAGAAGACCAATATCCCCAAGAACATACACGATATAACAAGGGCTACACTTTCTTATTCTGCTGTTGCCGTTAATATGAGAGATATGGTTCCAAAATCAATGGTTGATAGCTGCATTGGTTTTGCTGACCAGATACAGTTGTCCCACCTAAAGTTGCAGCAGTCCATAGCAAAGGCAAAGCCAGATGGAATCATCATCGACATCGAAGGCCTTGAGAACGTTCAGCTTGGCAAAGGGGGCGACTTGCAACCGCTTGAGCTGCACGACATATACGAGCAGACTGGCGTCTTCTACTACAGAAGCAAGAACCCAGAAGGAGGTTTCCAGAATCCGCCGATCAGAGAGATAGGGAACACCATAAGAAATGTAAACGAGCTTATAGGTATTTACAATCACTACCTCAGGATGATCCGCGATACCACTGGTATCAACGAAGCTATGGACGGTAGCTCTCCGAAGGGAGAACAACTCGTTGGCGTAAGACAGCAGGCCATCAGCGCTGGAAACAATGCTATATACGACATAACGAACTGTTCTCTTGTTTTGTACAAGAAGGTTTGCGCTGATATAATAAAGAGTATTCAGATAATACCAAATGACTCTGTGATATATAGGGTTTACGAGAACGCTATAGGTGCGGCTAATATGGATGTCATCTCGTCGTTCTCAGACCTGTACATGTTTAACTTCGGCATAACCGTAGTTAAGGATATGGAGGAGATTGAGAAGCAGTACCTTGAGAATAACATACAGATCTCTTTAGCCCAGAAGGAACTTGATATAGAAGACGCTATAGCTATAAGGCAGCTGAAGGATATAAATCAAGCTGAGAAGTTGCTGATTATAAGAAGAAAGAAGCGCATGGCTTCTCAGCAACAAATTGCTATGCAGAATTCTCAAATGCAGGCTCAGATTCAACAGCAGTCTGCTGCACAAGCCGCTGAGATAAAGATGCAAGAGGTTCAGATGCAATCTCAGATAAAAGCGCAGGAAATGCAGCTTGAGGCTCAGCTTAAGATACAAGTCGAGCAAGCGCTCCATGAGCTTAAGAAGGAGATAGAGCAGATCAAGGCAGAGGCTTATGCATACGCTAAAGAGTCTGACAATTCTTTTAAGAAGGAGGTGGAGAATATGAAAGAGGACAGAAAGGACGAAAGAGTTAAAAAGCAGGCTGTCGAGCAGAGCAAGCTTATATCTCAGAGAGACGGAAAGAGAGGGGAGCTTCAGGAGATACAAGAGCAAGCCGCAGCAGCAGCGCAAGAAATATCCACTGGAATAATATCAAGAATACTCGGAAGATGAGCAACGTAGTAAACCTAGATGTCTCTAAAAGAGTTGACATCATTTGCAGGAAAGGAGACACCTTTAAGCTTGAGATAGACCTAAAGGATTCTACGGGGACTGCCGTACCATCTGATGCTTATACATTTAAAATGGAGGTTAGGACCGCAGATTACGAAAATAACGCATACTCTACTACAGGGGACACAGATACAACCATAGTTCTGTCTACCGAGGATACAAGTCCGCTGGTAAAAAAAATTGTTCCAACAGTAACAACTGGTAAGGTTGAATTCGGCGTAACAAACACCATAATGAAGACTGTGTCTTCTGGTATGTACGTTTATGATATAGAAGCAATATCTACATCTACATCTGAATCACAGACATGGTTGTATGGAACATTCAAGGTTAATGAAGATATATCTGTTTAATGAATACAGAGTTCACTCTACCGCCAGGGAACTCAATATCCATAAATGTTCCTGAGTCTCAATCTATAATAAGTATAGAGAAGACTGGGAACAGTCTGTCTATTCAAGAGGCCAGTCAGGTATCTGTAGGGTTTTCTATTCCAGAGACAAAGAACGTATCTTTTGTTCAGCCGCAGTCTCAAAGGGCCAGCACAGTCATACAGAAGGCAAACTCTCTGTCTGTATACCCGTATAATAGAATTCCTATTGTTATAAACGGAGCCGAGTCTTATTATGGGTCGTTCTACTCTACATCCACGCAGGCTTCTGTCGGGGCAGATCAACTCAATATAATGAGCTTCCCTGTCGTAGACCTGTCAGAGCAAGTGGAAGTTGTTGATAGCAACAAACTTACGTTTAGAAAAGAGGGCGTTTACAACGTTCAGTTCTCTGCTCAGTTTGACAAGACAGACAGTGGAGTGGATCACGTTGATGTGTGGTTCAGGAAGAATGGAGTAAATGTTCCTGATTCTAATACAAGAGTAGAGTTAGATAAGAATAATGCCAAGATGGTCGCTTCTTGGAACCTCTTGTTTGACCTCAGTGAAAACGATTATGTACAGATCTGCTGGAGTTCTGAGGACCCAGACATGAGGCTGTATTATGAGGCAGCGGATGGTATTCAGCCAGCTATACCGTCTGTTATAGTTACGGCATTTGTCATAAACAGCGTAACTGCTGGGCCACAGGGTCCACAGGGCATCCAAGGCGAACAGGGTCCTGCGGGCCCAGCTGGACCTGCGGGAGCAAATGGCGCCGTTGGCCCACAGGGACCTCAGGGGACACAAGGATTGACTGGATCAACTGGTCCTCCAGGAGAAAAAGGAGAAACTGGAGCTACTGGCCCTGCGGGCGCTACTGGTCCTGCTGGACCAGCTGGCGCTACTGGAGCCACTGGCGCTACTGGCCCTGCTGGCCCTCAAGGTCCTACTGGCCCTCAGGGTCCTGCTGGTCCTACAGG